AAATTATCTGATGTATCCATTTGAGATTTATTAACACAATCTAATAAATCTGTTCCTGCTAATAAATTAATAATTTTATTTTGTGTAGTAGGTCCCATATTTAATGTTCCCGTCATCGTTCCACCTGCTTTTAAAAGTCTTAAATTATCTGCCGTATCTGTATAAAATTTAGTTGAAGCGTGTTGGTCATTTGTTGGGTCTAAAACATTATAAATGTGATTTGTTCCTGCGTTTAAATGGGAGGTCATCTGGTTCGTTCCATCTACTCTTAAAAATCTACTATTATTATTAAGAGCATCATCTACATAACTTTTATTAACTACATCACTTGATAATATAGCATTATAATCACACGATATTTTCCCATCTACAATTAAATCACCATCTAATTCACTATTACCAACCACCTTTAAAGATTGTATATTGCTAATAATACCATCTTCTATATTTAAAACTCCATCGCTTAATGAAATAATCCCATTAAGAGATTGACTATTTATCTGATTAGATGTGTAAGACATTATGATATATTATAAATATATTTTAAATTTCCTGAAAAAACAAATCCATTAGATATGGTAAATTAAAAGATAAATTAGTATCACCATCTATTATACTTGAAATTGATATAGTTAGAAAATTATCAGTTGGTCTTGTATTTATGTATATAGGTTTATTATTTTTTATATTTGCTTTATAAGCAGTATCCGTAGGATTACCATCTGCGGTTCTTGATGATGCTTTATATAATTTCAAACCGCCCAAAATATTATTTTGCAGTTTATCTAATGATGCGTTTCCTGTATAATTATTAGATTGTCCTAAATTAGCATTAACTAAAAATTGTCTATTATTTGTCGGTGTTGTCCCAAAATTATACCTATTTGTTATAAAACGAAATGAAACCAAAAATGATTTATCTTTTGGTAGAAAAGTCCAGTCAATAGCATATGTAATATTTAGATTATTTGTAGCATTCAATTTTGAAAAGTATGTTGAACTATTTAATGTTAGTTTGTAATTCATATAATAAACCAATATTTTATTATTATCTAACTTCTTCAAAAGAAATAACCATATACCATATTAAATTTGTTAAAGTAGCATTTCCACCAGCATATGATTTTAAAACTATCTCTAAAAAATTATTATTGGGTCTTCCAAATAAATATACTGGCATATTGTCATCGGGATTAGAATAATATTGTAAATCGGCATTTGATGATGTTGCTGGTCTTACTTTCAATAGGCCTAAAAGACTTGTGTTTTGTTGTTGAACGTTGCTTCCTCCTGCTAGAGTAGTTGAATTTGGTAAAAAATTAGCAGTTACATATATTTGGTCTGAATTCGTTAAACTCGCCGCCCTTGAAGCAAATTTGAATGATACTTTAAAATTTTTATCGTGAGGCAAAAAAGTCCAGTCAACAGCAAAAACTCTTTGGGCGTATTCAGTAGCAGTTTCAGCAGAGTAATAATTCGTTAATGGAGCATTAGTATAAGCATTTAAAAAAAGGTTGTAAATCATAATATATATTGTAAATATTATAATTCTTAATTTAGATTTTATTACCTGTTTAAACAAAAGAAGGTGCTTTTACAGCAGTTTGAATATTTTTAGCCCGTTCTAAAGCATTCGTCAATCCATTTTGAATATTGCCAGTTCTAACATCGTGAGATGCGTGTTGTAATAGATTAGAACCTTTACTAGCAACATTACCAATTTTTGCTAAACCACCGAGAGCAGATGCTCCAAATGCTAATTCGGGAGCAAGAACAGCACCAAATGGAGATTTTGCTAAACCACTTAATATTTTACCACCTACCTCTCCTACCTTACCAGCAAACTTAGCACCAGTAGCCAATCCTTTCGCTCCAACTTCCAACCCGTGAGGTAATGTCTTCTTGAAAAATGTGCTTGCTCCGCTTGATGCCTTTTTAAAGGTTTTGCCTATTCCGTGAGTGATTTTAGAAAAAAGTCCCATTATATATTAGAATTAGATTATATTATTTTTCAGTTTCATCTAAAATTAGTTCATCAAAATTTTTAAATAATCTTCCTGTATCGGTATTTATGAATAGAAATTGATGAGGTTTATCATATACGATTTTCATTATATCCAGCATATAATCTTTCTTTTGCTCAACCACTTCATTAAATAAATTAGTCATCTCACTTTTACTAACCTTGAAGCAAAATATATTTGTAAATAATTTCCTTAAATCCTTTTCAACAGATAACCAAGACTGACAGAGAAAAAATACACTTGTGTGTAAATGTCTCCTATTATAAATCAATTCCTTGAATAGTCGTTTTGTGTCAGCATTTTTTAGAAATGCCCCCATATCATCGAATATCACACAACTATTTTCATAATCCTCAGCTCCCTTTATGCGACTGATTACTTCTTCTAAATTGTCATAACTTAATTCATTATAAATTTTATCGTCCTCTAATACGCTAAATATATTGTCCTTTAATGATTTTTGGGAATTTTCTGGCATAAATAAAAAAATATTGTGAAAAACTTTTCGAAATATTTTGTCCTTTCCTCTGCTCTTAAAAAAGGAATATAAAAGTGATGTTTTACCACTCGCTGGCTTTCCTACAAGTAGATTAACACTATGATTATTCATAAATTTAGTTAATTCATATTTATCTAAATGGTCCCCTAATTTTGTATCACAATTCATTTTGCATAATGGTAATTTTGGTTTATCGTTTTGAATGATATTAATTTTCATTACTGCTATATACTATGTATATATTTATTCCCGAACACTTGCTTGTCTTAATTCAGGTTGAACCACTATAAGGGTATCATAAAGGGCAATAAGATATACGTTATATTGTTGTGTTGTTGCTGTGTTGCAAGAAATTCTTAATGAAATAGGAGACGAGTTAGTACTAATCCCGGTCAATAATGCCCCATTTGATTGAAGTTTCTCAAGATTTATTCCGAAAATAAACTTCCCACTTGCATAAAGGTCAGTAGCAGTTGTTCCAACAGAAATATCGGTATGACCGAATTCCACTTGATTTATACTCGTGTTATAATTATCACTATGTAATGCTCCTACTGCTTTTTTGAGTTCCATAAGAAAAGCAGCTTTATTACTTAAAGTAGATATAGGACGACTGGGGTAATTCGTGCCTGCAATCGTATAGACCATTTCACCGCCATTAGTAGAATTAGCGCCTGAATATGTTCCACCACTAGTCGGGTCAATACTATCAAAATTCCCATTAACACATCTGGTTGCAGTTTGTCCGCAAAAATTAGCAAATAAAGATTTAATAGAAGCAAGTCTCATATTATATACTAAATCAACAGAACCCGAAACACCACTCGCTAATGAAGCACCCATATTCTTAAACGATTGAGATTTTATATAAAATTGGTCTCCCATACCTTTAACGAGTTCGTTAACATCACCATTAAAATCAATCATAGTATAGCAAAGTTCGCAATTAGTGATACTATATGCGGTAGGAACGGCGTTCGTGCCAGCGAAAGGAACAAATATCTCGGCAATAGTAGCAGTTGTCAATTGAACCCTTATGTTAGGCATAAGACCAGCGGGTACTAGTTTTTCCGCCGATGAAAGAATACAGGGTAATGGGGCAGCCATAGTAAAAACTTCTGATGTTTTACAAGCACGTCCATCAAGTTGTTCTAAAGAAGGAGCAGATGAAGTCCCAATCGAATATCCGTAAGCATTTTGCTGTCCGTATTTCATTCCCACGTCCATTTGTAAATTCGTCATCATATTACACACTTGATTATAATTATTAATACTTTCAACAATAGATGAACCAAAAATAGTTTCTAATTTATTAAAAAAAGAATAAACAGGCGTTCCTCTTAAAGAAGAGGTGTCTGTAGCAGTATTTGTAAGAGCTACTTTGTATCTAATATAGAGACTTGAGGGGTCTATGAACCCTCTTGAAACAAGGTCAAATTGTATCAGCGAACTGGGTCCAAAACTACCCCCATTAACGGGTGCTAAAACGACTTCTTGACTTAAACATTCTGGCAAACTCGGCAAACTCGGAGAATATGCTAATTCTTTGGGTAAAACTACGTTCATTATATAACTACTATAGATAATAATTTATTGATAAATATTATTTTGATACATCAAAAAATCTAAATCACTATCTCCGGTTCCACCTAAATCTACTAAATCGGGCGTAGTATTTCCTAAATCAGGATTATCAGGATTTTGTGGTAAATCAGGATTTTGTGCTAAATCTTGCGTAAGTAAAGTATTATTTGGTTTTGGAAAAGTCCTATCCATTAAATTGCTTAATCTCGTTATATCTAATTGAAGAGTAATCCTCCAAGAACAATTGTTAAAATTAATAAAATTATCATTATCATCTAAAATTCCTATATCAAATATAGAATTGTTGTCTCTATTCCTTAATATCGGTTTATATAAGGAAGTATTTTCATATAACAAAATGCCATAAGCAGAACTATTAACTGATATAGTTGCTAAAGTATTTGAGAAATTTCCTGTATTACTATCCATAGAGTATGTTGCCAATTCATTTGAAACTATTTTTAATCGTGTTATACCTTGAAATTGGACTGGATATGGTGATACAAAATCTTCGCCTGTATAATCTGTATTAACATCTAATCCTAAAAATTTAAAGCACGTTGAACCTGTGTGATAAAATGTGATTATTTGATTTGATGAATATGTGAATTTACCATTTAATTTATTGAGTGTTGGTGTTATATGTGCTATTTTATTTGTAAATTGAGTAATAAATGAAGTTGCATTATAATTACCTGTATCAAAAACTATTGTTGTTATCGGATCATTATGGTATTTATATACTAAAGTATTATTCGTATAATTAACAATATAATAACTAATTGGTATTTGTGCCGAATTTACGCTTATCTGTGTCATAACAATATCGTTTTCATTTTTTAACATTCCATTCATATTAAATACAACATTAGATAAAAATGAACCATTTAAATATTGGTCTGCTGTGTCTGATGATAAATTTATCTGTCTGCTATCTATATATGTTGTCATTAGTTTATTATATTATAATGATATAATAAATTATTCTATTAATGTAAAATGTGCGTATCGCTTATTAATTTCACGTCGTTCTAATGCTCTTTTAATCTTAATGATTTTTTCAATTGTATCCTTCTCATCGGGTGTTATATCATCTTTCCTAATTGCTAAATAACTTATATAAGTCATTATGTTATTCTCATCTAATGATGTGTGTAATTTAGTCATATCTTCTAACCTCCATTTCGGATTATCTACATAATCCTGTGATAAGTATTCTAACATATATAATATTTCTTCTGCTGTTTTCATTTATATTAACTAAATAAAATAAATTTGTGGTCTTTCTGGAATAGAAGGTGGTCTTTGTCTTGTCAATTTTACTTTAGCAGGAATTTCATAATCACTTGCTGATTCATCACTTTGTGTCATCTCTAAAACTTTTTCCTTTTTAATTTGTTTCTTCTTAATAGCGACTGCTTTTTTTATAATTTTTTGTTCTATTTTTACCTTTTCCTCTTGTTTTTGTAGATTTTTCGCTTCATTATTTTTAGCAATATTTTGCATACGCTTTTCCCGTGCTATTCTAAAACATTCTTTTTGTTTCTCTGTCTGTTTTCTTTTAGGTTTTGGTTCTTCCTTCTTTTCTATTTCTTCATCACTTGATGATTCTTCTATATCTTCCTTAATATCGTTGTTTTCATTCTCCATTTATAATAGTCAAGATAAAAATATTAATTAATTTACTTCTTTTTGTGTCTTGTCCTTTTTGCTACTGGTGTTGTTTGTGCTTTTACTTCTGCTTGAATTGGTGCTCCTATATTACCTAAATTTTCCGCTTCATAATCTGCAAATAAACTATTAAGTTTTTTGTTGCTTTTTTTTAATCTATTAGAATAATTTTTAATATGTGGTCCTATGAGTTTTTTAGCATTAATATATTGCTCTTCATCATTTTTATATTCTGATACTCCTGCTCCTGCTCCTGCTCCTGCTCCTGCTCCTGCTCCTGCTCCTGCTCCTGCTCCTGCTCCTGTTCCTGAATTTTGTTTTGCTAATCGGTCTGCCTTATTTTGTGCTTTTTGTTCTTCTGTTAATGTGGGTCGTCCTCTTTGTTTCGCTGGAATTAGTGCTGGTGCTGATGGTAATGCTTCGCCTAAAGGTTGGACTGGTGCTGGTGCTGTTGCTAATACTGGTTTTTTGGGTCTGCCCCTCCCTCTTGATGGTATTACTGGAGATTGTCCTATTGCTTGTTTTAAAATAGAATTAATTTTTTTTCTAGTTGGCGATGCTGGTTGATTTTTATTTATATCTTCCTCCCATAGATTACCATCGCCATCTATATGACTAATTATTTTAGTATTCTGTCTATTTATATGTTCCTGCATTAGTTGCTCATATAACTTTTTAGGGGATTTATCTTTTATTGATTGCTGTGCTAATTGATTAATTAATTTATGACTACCTTCTAATTGCTTAAGTAAATCATTATTTTGGGTTATTTGCAGTAAATTACCATCACGGAATTTATTTGTTAATTCTTCTATTTGAGGCATACTCTTATCTGTAGGCGGAATATAAAACTGATGATGAAAGGGCAAGACAACTCCCGAATTGTGAGACTGAAGTTGTGATGGGTAAAGATTACTGGATTTTGTTGTAGGTTTAGTTTTAACCCTTTTCGCTTTCCGTTTTGGGTTAGTTATGTTAATATTAACCACTTGCTTCTGCTTCATTATAGAAGGTTTAGATTTTTTAAGTTTTTTAGGCATATATTATATCATTATATTTAATTTTTTATCTAAAATAACTTGTTGTTTCCATAATTTAATGAATAGTCTGTTTCGTCTTAATCTCCTCTTAAGTGATACACTCATTTACTATAGGACTATAAAATTTCTTTAAATAAATAACGAATTGCGATAATTTTAAAAATTATTATCTTTAGCAAATATATAGAATGACGATAAAAACTAGAGAAGAAATGAAACAATATAATAAGCAATATTATAAAACGAAGACCGCTGAAAAACCTTGCTGTTTCGTTTGTAATAAACATTTTACGCCCGTTAAATATAGTGATGAGAATGGAGTTCAAGTAGTTGAGATGATGATAGGACATTCGGTTTGTTCTGCTCTATTTAGAAAACAAAAGAAACTCAAGGAGGATTTGTTAGATTTGGAATATGTATTATATAAAAAATCTTTGAGATAATTCTTATATATTAAGCAAAATTGATTTAAATAATAATATAGTGTATATAGTATATTAAGATGTCTTTTTTAGAATTTGACAAGAAGATGTATGTAATGTGTAGTTTAATATCAAAGTATTTTGAAGCTGATGTTTTCTGCTATGAAAAAGAAAACAAAATAGGATATAAATTACTTAACAAAAATGAAATGGTGTTAGACTACGACCCTGATATGCCTTGGAAAGTAATTAAAAAAAGTATTGAAGCGAATATGAATGAAAACAGCGAATGTAATATTTGTTATGAAAATTTTGAAATCAAGGGTGTAAGAACCTGCTGTTTATGTTGTAATTCTTGGTGTAGCAATTGTGATGTTAAATTAGTTAGTTGTCCTTTTTGTAGAGAAACATTCTAAATCTATATTAAGCAAAATTGATTTAAATAATAATCTTATATAATATATAGTATAAAATGACTTACAACGAAAAAACCAAAATGTCAATCTATAAATGGAGAGCAAATAATGTTGAAAAATTTAATGAAGTATGTAGAAGGGGTATGGCGAAACAATATGAAATTAACGGCGATGCTAAAAGGGCAAAGAATTTAGCAAGGTATTATGCGAAACAAGAATTTAAAATATTCTGTCGTATTAGAGTGTAATTTGAATTACAGAAAAAATTGATATGTATATCTTAATATATATATATGAATTAAAACAACTTAAAAAATAATTATCTAATCTTATTATAAAGGAATGTCTCAATATATGAATAGTTTAGGATTATCTAATAGAAATAAACTCAAAAATATATTTGGATATAAAACCATAGCATCTGCGAAGCGTGATTTTGATGTGAATACCTCCGATCAAGCATATGAGGTTATGAGAAAAATGTATAATGAGAGAATTAAAGAAGAAGAAGATACTCGTGCTCTGGAAGAGATAAGGAAATATACTGAAAAATTGAAGAAAAAGACTACTAAAAAAGAAGATAAAAAACAAGCGAAAAAGGGATTACGAAAATTAATGAAGTTGGGTTATAAATTGGATATAGATATTGTTCCTCCAAGACATAGAACAATTATCGTTGGAGGTGAAACAACCCTAAAAGTATTAAAGAAAATGACAAATGAGAATATTAATAATTTATTGGGTGATAGAAGTTTTAATTTAATAAAATCGTTTATTCAAACCCTTACAAGAGCGTTTAATGAATATAAAATGTATAAATACTGGTTTAATGTTAAAGTTATGTATCAAAAAGAATTAGTAGATGTTGCGGGTAATCCTATGATTGAACCTCTTGAGACCAATCATCATATAAAAGCAATAAGGATTTTGAGAAGAGATGAAATCATATCATCTATTAATGAAAATATTGAACGATTACGTGAATTAATTGATAAATTTGAGACAAAAGGTTCTGGTTGGAATTTTATTAAAATAGTTTCAGTTGATTTATTTATTACTAAATACCAACCTATCAAAGGTGGTTCTTATATTGATTTACCTGATAATATTAAAAATAAAGGATGTTGTATGAACCCTAATAATAAAGACCAATTATGTGCAAAATATTGCACTTTATACCATTTTAACAAACCCTTGCTTAAGAAAAATCCTCAACGAATTCCGCAATACGCTCAATTTGAAAATCAATTTGACTTCAGTAAGATAAGTTTTCCTGTATCTTTGAAAGATATTTCCAAACTAGAGAAAATCGTGAATAGACCCATAAATGTATTCGGTTGTAATACCTATAAAAACAAAGATAAAGAAGAAGCATCAACAATTTACCCTCTTCGCATTAGCGATAGGAAACAAGAAACAGATGAGATTGACTTATTGCTATTAAACAAAGGTGATAATAATCATTATGTTTATATCAAAGATATAAATGTATTACTTACACGAGGAGACGAACAAGATGGGGACTTTTCAACTACTAAAAAGCGTTTCTATTGCAAGAGATGCATTCACGGATTTACAACTAAAGATTTGCTTTCTAAACATTTGACTAATGGTTGCTTACAAATTGAACCAACTAAAAGCGTATTACCTTATATTAAAGAGGGTGTTATTCCTACTATTTCGTTTAGTGATAAATTCAGCAAAAGATACAAACAATTTTGGTGTCCTTTTACTATTTATGCTGATTTTGAAAGTTTTATAATTGCTATGATGGAACAGATACTTTTGGATAATACTAAATCATATACCAAACAGATACAAAAACACGAAGCCTGTGGATTTGCTTTTAAGGTTGTTAGTGAATATCCTGAATTTGATTTTCCTATGGTCTCATACCGAGGTGAAGATGCTGGAAAGCATTTCGTTGATAGTATTCTTGATACGGAAGATACACTAATAAAGATTTTACAACGCAATATTCCTATTATTATTACTGACGAACAAGAACAAGAATTCCAAACTGCAAATAATTGTATATTCTGTGATAAAGAATTAGCAACCGATCGGGTAAGAGACCACGACCATATTACTGGTTTATATCGTGGAGCATCTCATAATAAATGCAATAT